GTTCAAGGTTGTCGCAGCTGGCCGGCGCTGTGGCAAGTCGAGGATGGCTGCCATCACGTTGTTGATTGAAGGACTGCGTTGCCCCCCTGGCTCTGCTGTACTGTATGTTTCCCCAACCATGGGGCAATCAAGACAGATTATTTGGGATTTGCTTTTAGACCTTGGCCGTGATGTGATCCAAAACAGTCACGTTAACAATTTGGATATAACCCTAATCAATGGCGCCCGTATCTACGTCCGTGGTGCGGATAGACCTGATACGCTACGTGGAGTCTCTTTAACTTACGCTGTACTAGACGAGGTAGCCGACATTAAACCAGAGGCTTGGGAACAGGTTATACGGGCTTCTCTGTCAGACAAGAAGGGTAGAGCCTTGTTTATTGGCACTCCAAAGGGAAGGAACTGGTTTCACGACACCTTTAAGCTAGGTGAGAGTGGAGAGGACTCTGATTGGAAGAGTTGGCACTTTACCACTGCTGATAACCCTTTGATCGACCCATCTGAGATAGAAAGTGCTAAGAAGACCCTGAGTACCTTTGCTTTTAAACAAGAGTTTATGGCTTCCTTCTCCAATGCGGGATCGGACGTTTTTAAAGAAGAATGGATTAAGTTTGGTGAAAGACCTAATAAGGGGTCGTTCTATATCTCTGTTGACCTAGCGGGATTCGAGGAAGTTGCTAAACAGGCGGGCAACGCTAAGAAGAGATTGGATGAGTCCGCTATCTGCGTAGTGTATGTAACAGAGGATGGGAAGTGGTTTGTTGAGAAGATCATCCACGGAAGATGGGATATTCGGACGACTGCTGTGAACATCTTGATGGCTATTCGGGACTACAAGCCTTTGAGTATCGGGATTGAGAGGGGAGCACTGAAGAACGCTGTTTTGCCCTATTTAAGCGACTTAATGAGAAAAAGTAACATCTATGCCCATATTATTGATTTAACGCATGGGAATAGGAAAAAAGCAGATAGAATAATCTGGGCATTGCAAGGAAGGTTTGAACATGGCAGAATCACGCTTAATTCGGAAGAAAATTGGGATGATTTTGTTGACCAACTTCTAATGTTTCCCGCACAGGGAGTTCACGATGATTTGCCGGACGCTCTTTCCTATGTCGATCAACTAGCTGTTACATCTTATTTTCAGGAAGATGAGGATGATGAGTGGCAGCCCATAGATATTGTCTCAGGTGTTTGATTTGAAAAAATGCTCAAAATGCAAGGTTGATAAACTTTTATCTGACTTTCAAAAGAATAAGTCAAATAAAGATGGCCTGCAATATCAATGCAAAACCTGCCGTATTGAAGGTTGCGCCAAGTATTTCCAAAGTATTCCTGTTGAAAAAAAGGAAGAACGTAAGGCAAATACTCAACTGTGGCGGGCAAAGAATAGAAATATTACTAGGTCATACGCATCAGAATACAAACTGAAGAACAGACCAACATATACTGCCAATCAAATTAGACGGCAATTGGGCAAAAAGAACAGAACTCCCAAGTGGTTGACAGATTTTGATTTATTGAAAATAAACTGTTACTATCAACTTGCCGCCATGCGAACTAAAGAAAGTGGCGAAAAATGGCACGTTGACCATATAATTCCATTACATGGGAAAATTGTTAGTGGCCTGCATGTTCCTAGCAACCTAAGAGTAATTACCGCTTTTGAGAACGAGCGAAAGACAAACTACTACGAGGTTTGAAGATGGATGACATCACCCGAAATAAATTTCAAGAGCCGACTGAGTCTGATAAAGAGCTTGTAGCCTTTGTCGTCAATCACTGTGACAGGTGGCGTGATTATAGGAATGTCAATTTTCTTTCCGAGTGGCAAGAGTACGAGCGCATCTTTACGGGTGAGTGGGACATCCAAGACAAGACCCGTGACTCCGAGAGAAGCCGAATCGTTACCCCCGCTACACAACAAGCCGTAGAAACTCGTCACGCTGAGATCATTGAGGCTATCTTTGGTCAGGGCGAGTTCTTTGACATTGCTGACGATATTCGTGATGTTAATAATAATCCATTGGATGTAGCCGCTATCAAGGCTCAACTGATGGAAGACTTCAAAGTAGACAAGATCAGGAAGTCGATTGACCAGATTGAGCTGATGGCAGAAATCTATGGTACTGGCATTGGTGAGATTGTTGTCAAAACAGAGAAGATTTACGTTCCTTCTACCCAACCAATACCTGGTCAAGTCGGTCAAGCCGCCATTGGTGTGATGGAAAAAGACAGGATTGCAGTCAAGATTGTTCCTGTTAACCCTAAGAACTTCTTGTTCGACCCTAATGGGACTTCTATTGATGACTGTATGGGTGTGGCTGTTGAGAAGTATGTCTCTATCCACAAGATCGTTAAAGGTCAGGAAGAAGGTATCTATCGTAAGGTAGCTATCGGTACTGACTCAGAAGACACAGACTTAGAGCCTACCCAAGAGGTTAGCCAATTCCAAGACGATAAAGTTAAACTTTTAACTTACTACGGCTTAGTCCCTAGAGAGTACATCGAGCAACTAGAGAATGAGGAAGAAGTAGAAGACTTGTTCCCTGAAGACTCTATCCAAGATGACTATTCTGACTTGGTAGAGGCTATTATCGTTATCGCTAACGATGGTGTTCTTTTGAAAGCAGAAAAGAACCCGTACATGATGAAAGATAGGCCAATTCTGGCTTATCAAGACGATACAGTTCCTAATCGACTATTAGGTAGAGGTACTGTAGAGAAGGCTTACAACTCTCAAAAGGCTATTGACGCTCAGATTCGTTCACATTTGGACTCTCTGGCGTTGACTACAAGTCCTATGATTGCAATGGATGCCACAAGACTTCCACGAGGTGCTAAGTTTGAAGTAAAACCAGGCAAGGCAATCCTGACAAACGGCAATCCCGCAGAGATTTTGTTCCCCTTCAAGTTCGGAAATACCGATTCTGGGAACATAACAACTGCTAAAGAGTTCGAGAGAATGCTTTTACAGGCTACTGGTACTCTTGATTCACAGGGAATGGTGTCTGCTGTGTCTAGGGACTCCAATCAAGGTGGCATCTCGATGGCTGTGGCTTCTATTATCAAGAAGTACAAGCGTACATTGGTGAACTTTCAAGAGGATTTCTTGATTCCTTTCATCAACAAGGCTGCCTTTCGGTATATGCAGTTCGACCCTGAAAGGTATCCTACTGTTGACATGAAGTTTATCCCGACTGCTGCTTTAGGGATCATCGCTCGTGAGCATGAACAACAACAGTTCATCTCCTTACTTCAGACTCTTGGCCCAAATACACCTGTTTTGCCTGTTATTCTTAAAGGAATCATGGCTAACTCATCTTTGTCTAACAGATATGAGTTGATTCAGATGTTGGATGAGATGTCTAAGCCTGATCCACAAGCACAACAGATGCAACAAGCACAGGCTCAGTTGGCTATGCAGTCTGCTCAAGCTCAGATCGCTGTTCAGACTACCCAAGCAGAGCAAAATCGTGCTGAAGCGCAAAAATTGATGACTGAAGCGCAATTGATGCCTCAAGAACTACAGGCTAAGGTGCTTTCTAGTACAACCAAGAACCTTCCTACGGGTGGAGAGCCTGCTGAGTTTGACAAGCGGGTAAAGATTGCTGAGTTGATGCTCAAAGAGGCTGACATTAAGAACAAATCTAAGATTGTTGAGATGCAGATGTCGGATAAGATGGAGAAAGCGTTTCTTGATCGCATCACTTCGGAATTGAAATAATGGAACTGCTGAAAAACCTTGAAGGAATGTCTGCTGATGAGCAGATGAGTGCCGTTGTGGAGCTTCAAAAAGCCGCCATGAAGACGCTAGAAGAGCAAAAACAAGTCTCTATCGGTAAGAGTGCCGAGATGGTGATTCAAGGTTTAAAGAAGATTAAAGCCGACTTTGAAGCCAAGTTTGACTCTCTGAACTACGACATTCAGACCAAAGTTGCCAACCTAAAAGACGGACAACAAGGAATACAAGGTCAAAAGGGTGAGCAAGGCGACCGAGGATTAGATGGTGCTCAAGGAAGAGATGGTAAGTCTGGTCTTGATGGTAAAGATGGATTAGACGGAAAAGATGGGATTAGCGTCCAAGATGCCAAGATTGACTTTGATGGCTCATTGGTAATTACTTTATCTGATGGCAGAGAAATTAACGTAGGCGAGGTTGTTCCTGTTGATGTTGCCCAGACAATCCATAAGATTCAAAGCGGATCAGGTGGAGATTCTCAAACAACTTTAAACGCCATTGCTGCCCTACAAGCCACGATTGCCACTTACGGCACGATGGCTCTTCAGAACGCCAACAGCGTAGCCATCACAGGTGGCACAATCAACGGCACAACGCTTGGAGCAACAACCCCTGCGGCTGGTACGTTTACTACGCTGACTGCTACTGGACAGACTTCTTTAGGTGGTGTGGCAGGTGCTGAGGGTTTGCGAGTATTAACTAGAACCAGCGCAGTTAATTGGCTTGCAGTTCAAGGTGCAACCACGGGTTCATTTGTCTATCAATTAGCGCAAGGTTCAGATTCAAACGTATCTTTGGGTATTACATCTAAAGGTTCTGGTGCTATTAGTCTTGGAACAAATGCAGGTGTTGACCAGATGCGTGTCACTCACACCGCATCAGCAGTCAATTACGTTCAGGTGACTGGTGCGGCTACTGGTGGAAAACCTACGATTAGCGCACAAGGTTCAGACTCTGCTGTTCAGTTGCAAATTAACGCAAAAGGCGGTTCAAGTATTTCGTTTAGCGGAAACGGAAACAATACTGCTTTTGGTATTGGTCATGTTTCTTCGGCAACAAACTATTTAAATGTTGCACCTTCTATTACAGGGGCTGCTCCAGTTCTTTCAAGCCAAGGCACAGACACCAACATCTCCCAAGTATTCCAACCCAAAGGAACAGGAGCAATAGACCTAGCCGCTGGTAGTTCAGGGGTGAATATCTCTAATGGTGGTACTGTTACTGCTATTACTAGGACTGCAACTGGAACAAACTATACATCGCCACCTACATGGACTGCGACTGCACCAACAACCGCTGGTGGTACACAAGCATCAGGAACAACAACATTAACTTTACAAACAACAATTGGAATAGTTACAAACGGCGGTTCTGGTTACGCAGTTGGTGATACGTTTTATGTCAACGGCGGTACATTTGGCACACAACTTCGTTTACAAGTTGCTACCATCTCTGGTTCTGCTGTTGCAACTGTTTCTTCTTTAAATGGTGGCGATTACACTGTTGTTCCAACCAACCCCGCATCGACAACAAACATCATTGGAACTGGGTCAGGATGTACCATTTCCCCTATTTGGGGGGTCAACACATTAGCAATTTCTGTCGCAGGTTCAGGCTATGTAGAACAACCAACAGTAACTTTCTCTGGTGGCGGTGGTAGTGGTGCGGCGGCTTATGCGACTGTAGGGTCTGGGACTGTTGTGCGTGGGCTTGGCTCAACGATGGATTTTTATATGCCATCAGGTATTGGATTTTCCATTGCCGATGGTGGTGTTACTGGTGGTGCTTATGCACAAGCATTTCCAAACAGCACTCTTAATGTATTAACAAGAGCAACAGGCTCTGGCACAAATCTTGGGTTTTATCAGATTTCTAAGGGAACTGGTGGACATGCTTTTACAACTAACAGCACAACTTCAGCGCTTCAATTTAACGTAGCCCACACAGCCTCTGCTGTTAACTATGTACAAGTAACGGGGGCGGCTACTGGTGGTTATCCTGTTATTTCTGCACAAGGCTCTGACTCAAACCCCGGGCTTTATTTAACTTCCAAAGGCGCTGGTGTTATAGATTTTCTTACTGCTGGGGCGACAACTCGACAGTTTAGAGTCAACCACGTTGGTTCAGCGGTTAACTATTTGCAAGTTACTGGCTCCGCAGCTTCATCAGCTCCAGTTCTTTCAGCTCAAGGCTCAGACACCAACATAGACCTAAACCTAACTCCAAAAGGAACAGGCAGTGTCATTAACAATGTTAATGGCGGCACATTTTCTATTGCCAGAGATTCTGCTAGTAACGCAGTTAAACTAACAGCACCAAACCAAAACTTGTATGTTCAATCATCAGGTGGTGGCGTAATTCTTTTTAATACATCTGATGGCACAACACTTAATCAGATGCGTATTACAAGCACGGCATCTGTAGTTAATTATTTAAATGTAACAGGCGGTGCAACAGGTGCAGCCCCTGTGGTTTCGGCTCTTGGCTCAGATACCAACATAGACCTATCCCTGACTCCAAAAGGAACAGGTAACGTGCGTTTTGGAACTTTCACAGGCACTATTCTGACACCTACAGGCTATGTAGAAATCAAAGATAGCGGTGGTACAGTTCGCAGACTTTTAGTTGGTTAATTTATAAGGAAACAATATGGCTTTAATTAAATCAGTAGACACAGACTTTGGCATCCCTGCTTCATATTGGAACATTGGTGCTGTCCAAGAAGACTTCAAAGGCAAGGGAACAGAAGTAACCTTTTACGGCTATGCAAGCAAAGAAGCCCGTGATTCTGGTAAACAACCATTAAGCGCAGGTAAGGTTCAGATTTCTGGTGATGACTATGTGGCGGGTGCAGACCGAGCCGCTTTGTACGCAATCATCAAGCAAAAGCCTGAGTTTGAAGGTGCGACTGACGCATGAACAAAGAACTTCAGGACTACTATGAGTCCAGATTTGAGATGATGTCTACTCAAGGGTGGAAAGATTTAGTAGAAGATATTGACAAAATAATAGTATCTTTGAATAATATCTCTGTAGTTTCTGATGAGAAAGACCTACAATTCAAAAA